GAGCCAGCCGCTGCCGCCGCTGCTGGAGCCAAAGCCCCCCGTGGCGCCGATAAGGCCGAGCACTCCGGTGCCGAGCCCTGCCGCAGTGGAAAGCGTGCTGGGGTTGCTCTGTGTGGTGGTGGTGCCCGTCCCGCCCGCTGCGTTGCCTGTTCCCTCGGTGATCCCCGACAGCCAGTTGGTCGTCTGAAACGGATAGGCTTGCTGCTGCAAGAATTGGTCGTAGGGCACATTGAGTTGCGCCTGACCCAACTGCTGCTCGGCCGATCCCACACCGAACTGCGCGTTTGCTCCGGCCAAGGCCGTGCTTTGCGCCTCCTGCCCGAGTGACCCCGTGCCGAACCCGGCCTGCGAATTCAGCCAACTGTTCGCCTCGTTCGCGCCAAGCTGCGCGCCCTGCTGCTGGTTGAATTCCTGCAACGCCTGAGAATAGCCCTGGTTTTCCAATCCGGCGATCACAGGCGCCTGGGCGAGCGTTTCCTGATTCTTGAGTTGTCCTTGAAGGACCGCTTCGCGATCGCCGCCATAAGCGTTCTGCGAGACTGCACCAGCCGACGCATTCTGCGCCGCCATAGCATTCTGATTGTTGAACTGCGCCTGCGTGGAGTCGACAACCTGCGAAGTGTAGGGGCTCTCATATTGGCTGACAGCGCCGGGAGAATACTGCTGCACGCCCGACCAAAGCGGCTGCGTGGCCTGGCCGAAATACTGCGATGCCTGATTGATATAAGGGTTCGCAATACCCTGCGATGAGTCGATGGTTCCAATGGCCGCCGTCTGATCGGGCGTGAGGCCGGCAACCTGCTGACCTTGATACTGCTGAAGCGGCTGCGACGCGACTTGGCCGGCTTGCTGAAGCAGGTTCTGATACGCCACCAGAAAGGCGGGGTTTGGCGCGTTGGAGCTTTGGACCGTCGTTGAGCCGGACATGGCCTATTCCTCCCCTGCCGACGGATACAGGAACGACATGCCGACCATCTGAAACTTGCGCCGGTAGAGCAGGATTTTCTCGCGCACCCGCTTCAATCCGAGAATGCTGCTGACCAGATAAATCTGATACCCAAATCCCTGCGTCCAGGTTTCCACGGCCCACTTGTTGAATTGCAGGAGGTCATCGACGTGCCGCCGCTTCCGGTGGTCAGGGTGCACGAACGTCATCAGTTCCTGAAGGTGATACTGTTTGCTCCACCACCACCGCGTTGGCAGCATGATCGTGAGCCCAACGAGAACGCCGTCCTCATGGACGATGCCCATAACGCCGCCCTTCTGCTGGGTAGCAAGAACGATATGCTCGAGTACTCGAACGGGATCGATCGGCGCCACGCTGATTGCATCTTCTTTCAGCGCCAGCATGACCAGGTTAAACACAGCCGCCTCATCGTCGCCGGTGGCGAGACGCACAGAGGCCGGTCGCTTCGTCGGCTCATCGGACACCTTCAGGGCGCGATCGGCCGCTAAAACCGCGCGCACCTCGCGCTTGCCGCGTGAAGCCGACCCAGCGCCCAGAACCCGCAACTCGTCTGCGGTGATGACCATTGAGCCATCGTCCTGAAAGGTGCCCAGCGGCGGTTCTGCTTCGGCCTTGGCCGTGATCGCGTTCATTCGTTCACCTTTACCGGGCCCGGCAATTTCTTCAGTTCCTTGATCTGCCGGGCGCGCTCCTGCACCACCCATTTGTCGAGAGACGCTACCCCATGGTCATGGTCCCCATGGCCAAAGGCGGTCACTTCCTCGGGGGTCAGCACGTACTCGCCATGCGACAGCAGCACGTCCCTGGCCTTGGCTTCTGCGGAGCCAATGCCGCCGCCCTTGGCCACTTCGACGCGCGGCTGCGGGTGAGGGAGGTTCGGACGGCCGATGCCGCGGTAGATCGGGGTTCCCCAGGGGCCCGTCGCCATTGCCTCCTGAATGACCCTCGCACCTGCCAGGTTGTTGCCCTCGCCGAGACCGGCCACGACATCCGCAGGAATCACATACGATCCAGCCGGCGCTGTCGTCGCAATCTGATCGGCCCGGCCGGCGGTGGCGCCGTGAAGGTATCCGGTGGTGCCGCGGTCAATCTGCCCCGCTTCTGATCGTGTCCACCACGGATCTGCCTGCGACATGGACAGCGGACCGCCGGACGCCCGGGCAATGCCTTCATCCGGTACGGGCTGCGCTGACTGAGGGACGCCCAACTGTGGCGCTGGCTGCGGCTGCTGCTGCGGTTGTTGGAACTGAGGCGCGTTGGGTTGCATCAACCGCTGCTGCAACAGCTTCTGGACGATCTGCCCCTGGCCCGATCCGGGGCCCAGCATGGCGGACATTTCTTGCAGCTTCTCGGTCGGCAAGCCGGCGTATCGCTGCACCAGACCTTGAACCATCGGGTTCGAGGATTGCTCCGCCGGAGACACCCCGCCGATTCCGCCGACCGCTCCGCCGCCGTCGAAGCCCATTATCCCGCGAGGACGTGGGCGCGGTCCCGCGGCGGCGTGGAGGCCGGCGAAAGGACGGGCGGTGAGGCTGGCCAATCCAAACACTTCTTCCTCCTATGGCTCACGATGCTGTAACGCATTCGAGCGGAATCAATCAATTGTTCTCACGGATTGCAGGTCTCGGATCAATGTGCCCAAAACTTCGGCAGTTTGTGCCGCCGTCGCTGCGCCAGCATTCAGCGAATACGAAGGCGTCAGATTGGTCACGGTATAGGCTTGCCCGCCGCCCGGCTGCTGCATCACGTTGAACTGCAATTCTAGGGCGCGGCACAGTTGGTCTGCCCATGTTTTCATCGACAGCGGATCGCCGCCTGTCGGCCTCGGCAAGATCGGTACAACCCGCGCAACCATCAGCCCCTCCCATCTGGTGCTATGCGAATGCGCGTCGCGCCGGCCCGCCAGAACACACCGACGGACAAGAATGAATTGTCGAACCGCATCGCCAACTGCCGCCCGCGGGTCCGCACTGGAATAAACTGCGTGCTTGAGGTCACGGGGTAAGGTTCATCTGGGCTGTACAGCACAGGGTCGTTTGGGAACCGCTGCGCATAAACCCACACAGCAACTGTTCCGCCGGTCACAATCTGATCTGGGATGATCTGATCGCAGAAAATGATGTCCAGGCCATCCGTAATGTCGAATTCGCCAGACTGGATGAACCACGGTAGCGCCATGCCGCCGGCGGCATAGCCCGATTCGTGCGTCCACAAATTCCCAGAAGCATCGGCGCCGATCGGGTTGCCCAGCACGTTGTAATCCGCCCAGGCGGTCCGCGACACGCTGATTCCGTTGCTCGCGGCATTGCTGCCATAGGACCATTCCATTGGCGTGGCCGCATAGTTCACCAGCACATAGGAATCGTTCTCGGTGGAGTTGGCTGAAGGATAGTCCCACCGCACTTCGGAAAACTGCGCGTTGACGCTGCACATGATCTTGTTGGCCTGAGCGAGATTGAGGTTCTTGTACACGATGTCCCGCACAGGGCAGTCAAGTTCCTGCACCGTTCCGTTGTACCACATGAAGTTGAGGCCGCTCATCCACAGCGCGATGTTGCCGATGATCGCAGCACCCAAAGGGGAAATCAGGCCGCACTTGCTGCCCAACTGCGGAAACCCATAGACCAGGACGCCCCCGATATAGTTCATGCCGTACAGCGCCGTATCCGTCCAAAGCAGCATTTGCTGAGATGCCTTGCCGCCCCACATCAACTGCGAGCCGTCGGTCAGCGGAAACGAACCGGCCGCGTTGCCGGCCGCGGCAGCCCAGACGGTGTAATTGCCGGAGTCGCACCAGGCCACCAGCATGGGGTTGAACGTCCCTCCACCTGCTGGGGTCGCCCCGAGTGCGATGATCTGCTGGGCGCCATTGGACACCATGATGGCGTTGCAAGAGGTCGGTGCGTTCGTAATTGCCGCGGCGCGCGTGCTGAAGCCGCCCGAAGGCAACCACGCATAGATACCACCGCCGCGCGGGCTTGCCACCAGAATTTCGCCAAAATGGTCCATAGTCCAGGTTCGCGGCAATGCAAACCCGTTGGACCCGGACCGTGGCGTTCCCCAGGTCCCCGAACCCCAAGCATCCAGCCCCCAGCCGTTGGCCTGTTGCTGATCCTGCAGCCCGGCCGGAAGCAGGTAAGCAATCGTCGGCGTGCCGCCGCCCGTCGCATTCGATCCGGCCGTGCTGGCGGCGGTGATCGTGTAGCTGGTGGTACTGATAAGTGACGCCACCTGATACTCACCGCTCAAAGTCAAACCGCCCACCGCGCTGCCTCCGGTCACCTCGATGAACGAATTGACGCTGACCGCGACAGTAAGGCCAGGATCAGACACGGTGACTGTTTTTGATCCCGATTGAGTCGTGAACGGGCCGGTCGGCGTCGTCGTCTGCACAATCGGGGTGATGTCGAACACCGACCCCAGCGAAATCAGGTAGAGCCGGAGATGCGTTCCCGCCGCCAGGATCGGCACAGCCAGAAGCGTGGTCCATGCCGTCAGGCCGCGACACACTCCCTGCAACAGCGTGCTGATGAACGAGACCCAACCGCCATAGACTTCCGCCAGACCTTCACGAAACCGAACCAAGTTCATGCTGGACCAGCCGCCTTCATTCAAAAGAGGCGATTTCTGCACGTTCATCCCTGGCCGCAGGATAACCTTCTTCATCATCGGCTGGCAGCATCCTCAAGCGCACGCTCCAGCAGATCAATTTTTGTAGAAAGTTGCTGAATTGCCCTCAGTGCCGCGCTCAGAATCGGAGAAAGCGAAAGCTGAATTGCCGCCCCTTCCAGATCGGGGTGAATGGTGGACTGCGGTATATGCTTCTCAATGTCCTGCGCCACGATCCCGCAGGGAAAATGCAGCCATTTCTGGGTTTCTTCTGGGCCGGACTTCATGTCGAATTCCGAAATCGCAACCGCATTCACGGCAGCCAAGGCATCAAACCGCGAAGGTGCGATGTTGCGCTTCCTTGTAGCGTCCGAGACAATAGAAAGTTGGAATGGCGTTGAATCCACATAGATATACAGGTTCGTACCGTCCCACCTGGTTTTATAAAAGTGCGTACCTCCGAGATCGGTATATTGGATGCCAGCGGCAACATAAACAGCTCCATTTACATACAGGTCATTGACGTTGATGTTTGGCGTGCCGTAGAGGCCGCCAGCACTTCCGGCGGATGTCGCGTTAGCCGCACCGCCGGTAATATTGATGCCCCAGGTGCCGGAATCATAGACCACCTGAGTGCCGTTCTGGGTAATGGCACCAGTGACGGCCAAGGTTCCAGACAAAGTGGCGTTGCCGGTGACTCCAAGGGTGCCCCCGACTGTGAGATTGCCGGAATAGGCGCCGTTCGTTTGTGTGCCGAGATACAACGATGGCGTGGTGACATTGACGCCGTCGCAATAGAACAACGTCCACCCCTGGCCTGATGCGATGGTCAGCGTGGTGCCGATCCCCACCTTCAAGATGACGTTGTGGCCGCCGGTGGTGGCATTCAGCGCCCAGCCGATCTTGACGACTCCGGGAATCGAGACCGTGCAGTCGCCGGTGAGAGCCCCCACGAACGGATAGAGCAGTTGCCGCGCCTGATCTGCCGTGCCTTGGTTGACCGTCAGCGAATAGGTGGTGAGCCCCGCAACGCTGATCCCGCCCGAGCCGCCAGCATAGCCGTTGTCGCCGGTAATAGCCGCTTCCAACAGGTTGTATTGGGTGTCCGCAATCGAGCCCCAGGTCGAACTGTTGCCGCCGGTGGCCTGTAGCTGCAGCCGAAGGCTGGTTGAAAAGGTATCGGCCATTTCTATGCCCCCACGTTGGGCTTGAGGCCGCGGCGGCGCGCTTCCTCCGCCTTGGTCGATGTCAGCAAATCCTGATAGGTCTTTTCCCAGGACAGCGCCTGTTGCGGATTATCCGACTGCGAGCCGAAATTGCGCAGAATCGTGCCCGTCAGCCACACCATGCAGGAGGCAAACAGCAAATCAGGGTAGATCGTGGCGAGATAGCTATTCTGGTTGGAATTGCTTAACGCCGTCGGCTGAAAGATGCCCGTGATGTTCGCGGTGTAAGTCGCGTCCGGCGTCGGGCACACCACAATCGTATGATCGTCCAGCATCGCCCAGTACCGCCCGATCCAATCGGCCAGATTCGGCGCCAGCGTCAGCGTCGAGGTCGGCCAGAACTGGTCAATGATGTCCAGACTCGCCAGGTCGAACGGATAGGCGGTTCCGCTTACCACCAGAGCCACGCCTTCCGGCACGATGATTGGCAGCGTCATGCCAGACAGCGAGATCGTCCGCGCACTGCCCGAGGTCGACAAGGTGCTGTCGGTCTTTCGCGTGCCCAGCATAGGCACCTCGCGATAAATTCGGCCCTCTCCTTGGCTCACCGCCTGCGGCACCAAAGCGGCATAGTCGGTCGGCAGCGCGGTGTAAGGGCTTGGAGCCTGCACGAGGGCCACCGTGAGAGCCGTCACCAGCGAACTATAGGTGAACGGCGCCATCTACACGCCCCCTACGGCATTCCAGATGCCACTGCCCTGCGTCACGTAGAGCGTCGATCCCACACCGCCATCAAGGCGCGAATACAGGCTGCCTTTCGGCTGTGATGACGACGGTGCGCCAGTGCCGGCCGTCCAAGTTAGCCCCGCCGAGGCCGCCGGAAGGGTCGTGTTGATCTTGCCAAACGCGACATAAAGCGTGTCCGCCGATGGGTCGTTCGCATAGTTTCCGACGTTAATCGCATTGTTGCTCATGTGCCGCTCGCCAGCGTGTTCGTATCAGAGACAACGCCGGTGGACGATGCGCGGTTGTTGGAGCCGCCGATAGCCGCATTCGCAGCGTCGCGGCCCGGCCGAGGGTTTGTCCGGGGGCGGGGGTCTCCCGGAAGCCGAATGCTGCGGTTCTGTTGCTGCGGCACAGAAAGGCAGCCTGGGCACACCAGATCGCCGGTGTCGATCAACTGCGTGCCCGCCCAAGCCGATTGCGCCTGCAGCTTGTGCAGAGGATACCAGAACCCACAGCAATCGCATTCGCCTTTGGCTCGGGGATTGGTGGCGCTGGTAACCGCCCGGCCCTGAAAATTGCCTATCGCCATCAAAACGCACCATAGGTGCTGATGTCCGGCCGAATCGTCATCATGCCGGACTCCTGATCGTTGGCGTGGAACAGATCCCATGCTTCCTCTGACCGCGTGACCTTCTCCGCAAGCCGCTCGGGGGCAAACTTCTCTGCCAACCGGACAGCAAGGCCGGCACACAGCGCATCGAGCGCGCGGTAGGGCGCATCGGGCGTCTCGCCGCCGCCGACACCCACATCATCGATCTGCGACAGGCCCAGCCAGTTGATGACGTAGCCCGGAGCGCCGACAGGAGGGACAGGCCACATGGTCACCTGGGGGATCGTGGTGCGCCGATACCAGTAGCGATTGGCCGACCCGGGCGATTGCTTGTTCGGGATCATGGCGTATTCGGTGCGGTCCATCGGCGACATGAACCGGTCCGAACTGTTGGCGCCCCCCGTGAGATCCACGGTCGTGTACCAAACTTCCGTCAGGTCTATCAGCGTCGCCGGAAGGGTGTAGGTCGTCTGACCGGCCACCAGATTGATGGTGCCGCTGACCACCTTCCAAAGGTTCACACCCTTGTTGGCCCACTCCACCAACAGCAAGTTGATGGAAGTCCGTGCCGTGATGATCTGGTGGCGGTCAATGGTCGACGACTTACGGCCGATGCGGTCAAACGCTTCGGTCACCACCATGCCGTTGGCCAGGTTGAAGGCATTGGTGCCGCTGATGGTGCCGGGCGTGGTCACGGTCTAGTCCTTCCCGATCTGCGGATAGCGGACGCGCACCTTTCGCCTGACGGTGGCCTTTTCTTCTGGGCTTCCGAACTGCGACACGCGCGCCAGGGCATTGCGCGCGTGATTCGCATCCTCGATGGGGTAACGCCCTCCAGGCAGCGCAAAGGCGCTATCTGGCAGTGCGTGGCGCTCGGCCGCTGTGAGGCGGCCACCCCGAGCCCTGGCGGGCCTACGATCGCCAGGGCTCGGAATCAGCCCCGGTCGTTGCCTTCACCGGCGTTAGTGTCGTCGGCGGCAGGATTGCGCTTCACAAACGCGGGCTCCTTGACCTTGCCGGCCTCGCTGGTCGGGCCCGCAGTGATGCCGCCGCCCCGCGCGCGACGATCAGGGCGGTGTTCGGCCTTCTTGCCTTCGACCTTGCCGCCGCGCTTGCGCTTCGGTTCTTCCTCAACATGCTCGCGCATTTCATCGTCGTGCGTGCGCGGCATCCGGCCGCCCATGGCGCGCTTCTCATGCTCGCGCTTGCCCTCGTGCCGCTTTTCGACCTTGCCGCCCCGCTTGAATTCGCCTTCGTGCATCTTTGCCATTGTCGTGCCCTCAGAAGTCCGCAGAGATTGTGATGAGGCCGCCGGTGTTTGCGCCGATGATCGGCGTGGTGCTGCCCAGCGCGATGGTGCCGCCGGTGGTGCACGTCAGCCCCACCTGCGTGGTCGTGTTGGACGAGGCCGTGACCGCCAAGGTGGTGCAGGTGCCCGCCGTACCAGCCGTCAGGATGATGCCATACGAGGTGGCAGTGCCCACGGCAGTGGTCGGCGCCACGCGCATTGCGGCCGGAAGGAACATCGTGCAGCGCAGCGTGGTGTTCGCCGTGGTGACGGTGCAGGCCGACGGGTAGGACGTGGTTGAGGCGGTGTCGGCGGTTTGGAAATAGTGCTGCAGCGCAATACCGAGATCGACCGTGAACGGATGAGTCTCGTAAGGCGTCGGCAGCGGGCTGGATTCCATTTGCACGCCGCTGAAGTCAAAGCCGTCGGTGGTGCCGGCGTTGGAAGCCGAGGTCGGAGTCCAGCAAAAGGCCACAGCCGATTCGGTTGCTGTCGAAGGCAGCGCCGCGGTGTAGCTGAAACGCTGGAACGCCGAAGTCAGTGTGACCTGCTTGGTCAAGCTGGAGTTGATGCCTGTCCAGGCCGGAGTGATCGCGGGCGAAGCGGTGGGGGTGCCAAAACCCTGATCGGTGCCGGTGCCATAGAGGATATAGGCCGAAACCAACGGGCTGTCGGTCAGCAGGTTGGCCAAGCCCTTCATCCAGAACGACAGGGATACCGTGGCCCCCGCCATCGTCGCGGTATCGGCGGAGGAAATCTCCTGGATCGCGCACACGGGCTGCAAAAGGGCGCCGGTCTTGCGATAGACCTGCATGTGCGCCGGGATCTGCGTGGTGGGGCCGCCGGTGGCGACTGCAACAGCGAAACCAGCACCTGACGCGACGTTGACCTGGCAGCCCCAACGATCAGCGACATAGGCCGCCGTGGTGATGCCGGCATTGGCCGCACATGTGCGTTCAGCCACACCACGCTGCTGCACCTGCATCGCGCCATTGTGGACAAGGTTACGGAAGCTGGTGGGCGGACCGCCCGCGACGCCGGCGCCGGTGTTGGTCCAGTAGTTGCCGACGGTGGCCGGGGTCGAGTCATTGTAGATCGTAGCGCCGGTGTAGGGCGCCAGGGTAATCGCGGAGCCGCCGTTGATGGTGCTGGTGGTCGGCGTGATGGTCACCGCGCCGAGGCCGACGTTCACCGCGTTGATGACGCAACCGCCCTGGAACCCGGCCGCACCGCCCGCTTGGGGCAGCGTGACCGCGATACCGGCCGCGTTGTTGAACGTCAGCAGCTTCTTGGCCTGCGGATCGCAGTCGGTGTTGGCGATCGTATAGGTGGTGCCGGTCTGCGCGTTGACCATCTGGGCCATCGCCGGCGCCGAAAGCGTGAACGCGGCCAGCAGGCCGAACAGTAGGGTGCGGAACTTCATGGCGTTGGTCCTCATGCCTGCGTCTGGCCGTAAAGGGAATACGGGTTGGCTGCGGTCGCTGTCGCCGCCTGAAAGATCAGCGGAAAGATGCCCGAGGCGTAGCGGTTTCCGGTCATGGTCAAGGCGGACACCGTGCCGTTGGAGGCCGTCGAGCCAATGCCCGAACCGCCGCCGTTGGTGCTGACCTGGACCGTGCCGCGAACGTCGCCGCGCAGCGCGGTTGCGGGGTTGGTGTCGTCGGGCACCGTGAAGCCGGTTGACGAATTCATGTAGGCACCAGCCCAGAAAATCTCGGTCTGTTCCCAGAAGGGAGCGCGATACGAGAACCCGAACACATCCGAGGTGCCGACCGAATAGTTGTGCGTGCTGTCGGTAAAATTCGGTGTGGCCGAAGCGATCGACTTGAACGCCTTCTTGCTCCAGCCGGTGACAGCGCCGGCACCCACGGTAATGGTCTCGGACATGGGCTGTCCGTAGATGTCCCAGCCGCGAATGGTGAAAGTGCCGCCGGTGCCACCTGAGACGCCTGTAACACGCACGCCACGGGTGATCGTTTGGCGCGGGTCCATCCAAAGGCCAGGCCCAAAGGCCAGCATGGGCTGCGCAGCCAAAGGCAATGGGAACGCATTGACCGATGGACCCCACAGATCGCCGGTGCCGATGGCTGCCGCGGTGTTGGTTGCCAGCGGCTGCACGGTTGTCGGAACGGTAATCACGTTGGTGGTCAGGTTGACTGACAGCACCTGGGTCAACAGCGGAGCCGTGCCCGCAGCGTTGCCGACACCAGCAATGACCAGGGGCATGCCGACGAAGAAATCGTTGCCGTTGGCCACGGTGATGTTGGGCGAGCCGGCCGTGCAGTTACCGAATTCAAACCCGAAATCCAACATCATCGCAGCGGTGACCGGGCTTGCGCCGGCCACAACGCCCGACCAAGGACGAATCGGAATGTTCACCGACACGCCAACCGAGGCCGCGGCCATGGTCATGGCAACGCCAGAGGTCACGGTCTGCGCGCCGGCGATGTTGTTGCTGGCCAGTGCGGCAGGAATGCCGTTGATGCCCTGAAGCGCGGGGACGTTGAAGTGGCAAGCCGCCACGCCGGTAAACCCGGTCAGCTTGTCCTTCGGGTAGAAGTAGCGCGCATCCAGAATGCCGTCGCCGATGTACTCAGCGCCCGGCCCGGCATCAGGGTTGTAATCCGGCACAAAACCGCCCTGCGCCGGTGTCAGCGCATGCAGGTTTCCGCGGACGAAAACCGGGCCGGAAATGTCAGAAGCTGCCATGGTCCGGTATCCTCAGTTGGTGGGATAAAAGCCGACACCGAGGCGCCAGTCGTCGTAACCCATGTAGTACCGCTCGTACGCCTTGACCATTAGGTTGTCGGTCGTGAAATCGGTCTGCATGCTGGTTTCAAAGGGTTCCTTCTCCAGGCAGATCAAGCCGCCGGCGTCGGAAAGCACGAACCAGGCATAAGGCGAAGTCAGGAAGTCGAGGACCACGTAGCCGTCACGGAGGTCATCGTTCTCCTTGACCGACCAGATATCGTTGTCGGTCGTGCCCGGCCGCAGTTCGGTCTCCATGAGGCGCTTGGCGACGTGCCGGAGTTCGACGGGCACCACCAGCTTCTTGCCCTGCGATCCATAGAGCAGCCCCGCGTTGTCGCGGAAGCGCCGGATCATGTTGTTGGCCATCATCAGCGAGGCTTCGTTGAGGCCAAGCTGCACAGTCGGGGTGTTCGGAACGGTGTAGCCATCAACCGGGTGGTTGGTGGCGAACAGCGCCAAATTGTCGCCGCCGATCGTGGGGTTCAGCACGTTGCCGGTGTTGAGCGGCGCGGCACCCATGATCTCCTTCATCTGGCGATACGACCGAGCGAGCCCGAGGTTCGCCGCCGAGAAGGCCGACTTGTAGAGGTTGTCCTTCAGCGCCTCGCGGGTGAACGCATAGCCCAGGCCGAACGCAACGTGGATGTGGTTGTACACGAACCGCTGGCCGGCCAGGTTGTCGAACTGCGTGGGGGCGCCGGTGGTCTTGAGTTGCGGCAGCGGCAGGTAACGGACATGGACGGTCTTTTCTGCTTCCATGTTCGACGTGCCGCGCGCGTAGATTGCGGACCACTGGACCGGCATTTCTGCGTACTGGCCCTTCAACTTGCGAACGCCCGGCAGCAGGAAGGCCGGGATCTGGGAGGTTGTGATTGCCATTGTCGGGGTTCCTCAGATACCGGCGCCAGCGAGCAATTCGCTGGTATTCAGGCGAACTTCGATCCAGGGGTTCAGGTTGGCGGGATCGGTCGGACCGCCGGTGACACCCACCAATTCGATAATGCGGAACGGCAGGGTGCTGGAGGTGCCCAGGGTTGTGTAATCCAGCGCCAGGGTCGAAATGCCCGCCGTGTTGGGGGCGCCGTTGGTGCCGGACAGGAAATTGATGTTCTGGCCGCGCCAGGACTGCGCCCAGGCCAGCGAACTGGACACCTGCGCCCTGAAAACCGCGAAGGGGTCATTGATGACGAGGCAGTCAATGTCCGCGCTCGGGTTGACGCTGGTCGGCATCGACCCGTTGAGGCCGTGCATCGTCTGCTGCGCCGTCAGATCGTAATACGGCAGCACGCCGGCGAACACGCCGAGAATGCCGGTATCAGCGAGAAGCGCGGGAACGATGTAGCCCTGGCTGGCGCCGGTGCCGGTCTTGACCAGATCACCCATGCCGATTGCGGTTGTCGAGCCGGCCTTGATCTTGAACTTATTCGCCTGATAGGTCGGCGCCGCGCCAATCAGGCTGCGGGAATAGACCAGACCATTCGGCGAAAGAAGGTTGGTTGCCATGTCGTGCGGGCTTTCGCTGCGTCGCTGTCACATCCCGGCCCGGGTAGTGCAGCATCCGATTGAAAGCCCCGATCGGCACGATAAGGGCGGCTGATTTCCCCGTTACAGCGATAGCGAATCGCTTTGCAATATATTTCTGCGCATAAAAAGGGCGCCACCTTGCGAGTGACGCCCATTTTCGCAGCGGCTCCCTTGGAGGGGTTCACCTTTGTGCCGACAATCCCTGAACAATTTCAAGCACAATCGTGCCCGAGGTCAACGCGGTGACGTTGAGGCGGACCGCGACCACCGGGTTGCTGTAGGAGGTCTGGCCATTGGCATTCTGGCCAGGTCCGAGCGTCGGATCATTGCGCCACAACGGCGCCACAGTCGGATTCTGCAGCACGCCGCCGGTCTGGTAAAGCATGTTGGTCGGGTCGGACAGGGTATATTGCACCCCATAGACCGCGCCCACCGCGTTAGAAATGTCCACGCCGACAGTCACATTGAAAGGCGTCTGGAAAAAATCTAGCACCTGCGGAGCGGCGGCGCCGGTCGCCGTAATCAGTTGCCGGATTGGATTCGCCATAAAGGACTCCTATCGCCGCAAGGGGTTGGTATCGTATGCGCCGATCTCGTTTTGCACGTCGATCTGCAAAGGCACGGCGCGAACCCCGCGAATGTTGCCCACGCCTTCGGCATCGCGCGGCTTGCCCTCAAGCGCCCCCTGGATTCGGTCGCGGCGCTGCTGTTCGGCGGCCTGGTAATCTTCATCCTTGGCCTCCGTCGTCAGGTGCATCGGCCGCTGGTAGAGACGTTGTCCACGCCGGTTGATCGTGTCGGACTTGTCGCCAGGGGCCAGCATGGTGGGCATGTCGGCGGAACGCACCGGCCGCCAGCCGCCTTCGTGCGCTTCCGCCAGCACCGAACCGTCGATCGGTTCGTTCATCACCGAGGTAACGAACCACTGATAATCCATGCCCTTGCGGCGATAGGAAGCGGGGACGTGATTCCATTCGACGGATCGCTCGCCGCGGCTTTTGCGGGTCACCACCTCATCGGACTCGTCCTCCCGAATCGGATCGGCGCGGTCCTCATCGCGCGGCGCTTGGTGCGCTCCCGCTGATGCGGCATCGGCGGCCGTGCGTGGCGGGACAGCGCGCTGACCGGCGCGCGGCCGGCGGTAAATGTCGTCAGTCTGCACGTCGCTCATCGATACACCTTCCCATCCATATTGGTCATGTCCGGTGTGCCGTCGGTCACCATCTTGACCTGTTCGTAGATATAATCACCAAGTTTCATCTTGGAGGTCTTTGCGCCTTCCTCGAAATCGGCCAGGGCGCTGGGTGCCACCTGGACACCAATCGAGCCATCACGGCGGCGCGTGACGGAAACGGGACCAAGGGCGGTCTGCACGGTGCTGCCGCCGCTGTTGCCGCCCGGGCTCCCCCGGTCGGTTGGGGCGCCATTGAAGCGGTCGACGGGCGGCATGGTGGTTTCCCTGGTTGGCGCCGGTTGTTCCAACTGGCGCGCGAGGTTGTTGAGGGTGCGGAAATAGGCCGGGCTTTCAGCGGCCACGCCGTCCGCGATCAGGGCATTGTGTTCGGTAAGCAGGCGGTCCTTGAATGCCTTGTCGGTGTGCCACCGCGGGTGAGCCGCGATGAATTGCTGCACCGCAGCCGACACCTGCGGGGTTGGCTCCTGCATCTGCCCCGCCTGACTCTGCGGCGGCGCGTTCTTCAGGGCATCGTTGGCCTTCTCCAGCTTGAACGATGCGGCGGCCAAGGCTTCGTCGGCGGCCAGTTCGGCATCGAGATCACCCGACTCGCGGGCCGCGCGCTTTGCCGTGATCGCGTTGGCCTTGGCGGCTGTTGCCGCCTCCACCTCTGCGGCCAAGGCGCTGCCGCGGGTCTGCGCCACCTGGGCCTGCATACGCTGGGCGGCGCGTTCGGCCGCCGTTCGCCCCTGATGGGCTTCAGCCAGCGCAGCATCGCGCGCCTGAATGGTAGCCATCGCCTGCTGAAGTGCGGCATCTACTTCATCGGGCTCGCCGCCGACCACCACCGCGGCCGAATCCTCATTCACGTCCGGCGACATTGCCCGCTCTGCGCGCTCACGCGGCTTACGAACGGTCGCCTCTACCTGGATCGTCTGTGACATGGTTGCTCCCTCAGACCAGCGTGTGCGGCTTGTTCATCCGCCCGATCAGCGAATCGTCGGACAGGATGCGGCACGGCCAGCCATCCCAGGCGAACAGGTCCACATCCTCGTCGTGGAACGTCTTGCCCTGCGGCCGGCTCGCACCATCGCCGCACAGGCTGATTGAGAGGCCATCGGACGGGCGGACGAACACCCAATCGCCAGGCTCCGGCGTCGGCATGTCGCCGAACATCGCCTTGACGTAGCTGTCCTCACCCTTGAAAGCGCCGGGCCCGCATTTCAGGATCAGCGCGGCCTTGCCTTGGTAGATGTCCTCTTTCTGGGCATTCACGGTCTGATACAGGCCGGTTTGACTCTTGTTCGGGCGGATATAAACCGCCACCAGCACCTGACGGCCAAACACCTCCAGGTCGGCGATGCTGCCAAGCGACTGGTGAATCTGAGCTTTCGCTTCGTCGTAATCGTCGTGGTGCCACTTGTGCAGCATAGACACGTTGGACATCAGTTCATCTCCCGGTAGGCGTCGCCCAGGATTTCTAAGGCTTCGGTCAGCCCCGCGATTTTCCCTTGGCGCACGCGGATTTCGTCAATGCTGTCGGACGTGCGCGCCACCAGAAACCCGCATTCTTGGTCAATGCGATCTTGAATTCTGGCGCGCGTCGTCTCGCGTAGAAGCGGTAGGGACATCAGCCGGCAGGCTGAAAGCCGGGTGCGGGATCGTTGGCCGGCTCCGCAGGCTTCTCCGGTTCCGCCGGCTTTGCGGCTGCGGGAATCGGCGGCACAGGCTCTGCGGGCGCCTCTGGCTCTTTGGTCGCTTCAGCCGCCGGTGCCACGTACTTCGCTTCATGGGCATCGCCACCGAGTTTTTCGGCTTCTTCCCGGCTGTTCGCCGGTCCAGAATAGACCTCGTTGCGTACGCCATCGTGCACATCGACCATCCAGCCGTGTTCGACCGAGCCGGTTGCCGTCACGCGCCACGCGGCGCGCGGGTTCATGCCATCCATCATTCTTCTCCAACAAAGGGGCCATGGTACCGAACCCGGCTGGGCACGGTGATCTTGTGAGAGGCCGGCCAGATCGGCTGGCCGCAAGCAGCCATCAGCGCGCCAAGGGCTGCCATCTTCAGGGTTCCGGGCTCAATGGTCCCGATCGTCGCGCGCTCGCCCTTCTCGTTCGTCAGCCCATGGGTGGCGTTCACGATCGCCTCCATGACTGCGTTCAACGTCATGTCACCGGCGATCAGCATGGCATTTTACCCCCGCGCGCCCGGCGAACATGCTCCCTCACCACCACGCCCCCGCGCTTCCGGTCGTCGGCGTCATGGTCGTTCGACTTCGATCCTTTGCGGTTGTCCGCGTCGTGATCGTTGACCTTGCCACCGCGACGAAAACCGCCCTCGGGCTCGAATCCATCCCGTGAGGCTGTTTCAGCCCGGTCGTTGTCCAGGGTGGTGGCGCCACCACGCTTGAATCCGGTCGGCGGCATATACCCGCCATCGACCGCCCTCTTGCGCTCATCGTCAATCGGCATGTCGCCACCTGCCGCGCGCCGAACGTGGCCGCCCTTCTTGAAGCCGCCCTTGGGTTCAAACTTCTCCCCAGCCTTGGGCTTGCGCTCCATGTTGGTTGGCACCTTGCCGCCATCGGCGCGCTTCACATGACCGCCGCGCTTGTGCATGCCAGGCGGCGGCATCGGCGGCCCACCCGGCGGCATGCCCGGAGGACCACCCGGCGGCGGACCGGGCGGCGGCATCGGCGGGCGCTGTGCCATCTGGGCACCCATGCGCATGCCCTGCTGCGCAGCCATTTGCTCCCGCGCGGGATCACCGGCGGGCGCCGCGTTTATCATGATCTTGACCGCCGGCTTCTTGCCCCTGGTCGCACCGCCGCGGGCGCGCTCATCGGCTTTCGCGTCCAGGCGGCCCATACTGTTGTCGTCGGCGTGGTCGGGGTTGCCGCCGGTGAACCCGAGTCCAGGACCACCCGACTTCTCTTTGTACGGCGCCGGCCGGTCGGTCTCGCTTTCCTTCATCGCACCGCCACGGGCCCTGCGGTCCGGCCGGTGTTCGGGCTTCTTGCCCATGACGCGCCCGCCACGCTTGCGCGCCAGGGCCACGTCGTTCTGCACGTAGCTTGCATCTTTGGTGTAGCCGGCATCCTTCAGCATGGCCGCGGCGCGCTTTTCAGCCGCCCCGCTTGGGTTCTCCACCTTCATTGTCTCGGTCCTCGGTTGATGGTCATTCAGGCGAGTCCGGGTTTGGCTGCGCTGCGGCCAGACCGGCTTGGTGTTGACGATCCTGCGCAGATCCCACCGCATCGGCGATGTGACCCATAGCCGCAAGGCCGACGGCATGCTGTTGGTCGCCGGCGGCCTGACGTGCTGCAGCGCCGTGGCTCATGGCAGCAATCCCGGCTTCGTGCGCTCGATCGGCCGCGCCCTGGTTGGCATCGTGCGCTGCCTTCAGTTGCTGCCCTTCCAAAGACATGGCCGCGCGCGTTTCGGCGCTCTGGCGGTCCTGATCGCGCTGCTGTGCGTCCTGCTGCAGTTCGGCCATCCGGGCTTGGTGATCCAGAGCGGCCTGTTGCTGCTTGGCCTCGTCGCTTTCTTTCTGCGACTGCGCTTTGATCTGGGCGGCCACCACGCGCGGATCGGGCGGAGGCGGTGCGGCGGCTTGAACCGGCATCATGTATTCGGAGGCCAGGCCATTGCACAGAAGCTGAATGGCGTCCTCAAAAATCTTCCGCAGGTTCGGGATGCCAGCGAATACCGGATTCTCGCACAACTGAATCATGGACTGCAGCTTCATCAGCCGGTGAATGGCTGAAGGTGTATTGGGATCGGCCGCCGCGGTTAGGTCGGGGGCCAACAGTTCTTCCGCAAGTTCCCATTTGTGCGCCGGCGTCTTGTTGCCGCGCGTCAGAACGCCGATGTCCTCGGCCAAGAGGTCACGCAGGAGTTCGTATTCCTCGGACTGCGATATGTGATCGTCCTTGTGGATGGCGGACGGCACCTGCGATACCGCTTCGACGTAAGACATGATCGTCGCCACAGGCGTGTTGCCGATGCGCCCCTCGCCCACGGGCAGATCAATGATGCCGGCAATCTCGGAAACCTTCTGCGCCAGCGAGTCCTTCAGCGCCATCGACTCGGCCGACGGCGGCTTGTAGGGCATCGGCATCAGCACCTTGTTGATGTCGTTCGCCCCGCCGGCGTTGACCGGCTGCCACTCTCCAGGAGACATCCGAAACATGGTGTTTTTCATGCCGGTGCCCGGACCCTGAAGAAACAGCCCACCCGGAAAATTCGCGAACAGCGCCGAGTCCACCGCCGAGCGTTCCAGCATTGTGGCCGCCATCGTCGGGTTGCCCGCGATGTGAATCAAGCCCAGGTCATAGAACCCCATGCCCGGCACGAAACCATACTTCACGTACTTCTGCTTCCGCCGATGATCGGGGTCGCCCTGCTTCCAATCGCGCCGGATTTCAAGGATGGCTTGGCTGTCCTTGTCCATGGTCACTCGGTACGGCATCGGATAGCCCGTCCGCTTGCCAGTCTCGTCCATGTCTAGGATATCGAGGTCGGCGTCGATTGATGAGTCGGGCTCGCAAGAGCATTCCCACAGCATGTGGTCATAGTCGCCGGGCAGTTCCTTGTCCGCCCGCACGCCTTCGACTTCTTCCACCGCCTTTTCGGTCTCGGTGGTCTCGCCGGTTGGCATCACCAAAGCGATATCGAGATAGGCACCCTGCTTCTGCAGGCGCTTCATCACCGCCTGGCGCATCCGAATCACCTCTGTGATGCGGCCAGCGCCCGAGAGGTGCGCGCAGTCATTCGACACGATGAGGTTCTGCGCCTTGACCCAGACCGAAACAGGCTTGCGGCGCAGCGGGCAACGATAGACCTTCCTGAAGGCCATGCCCACCAGGGCGCGCGACATCAGCATCTTGCTAAAATCCGGGTAATACTCCCGGTCGCCCTTGGTCAGATACCAGTTCAGATCCTGTTCCAGCGCGTTGGCCAACTGGTCACGCGATAGCTTCTCTGGCGGGGTTCCTGGCGGCTCGGCTGGATCATCCAGTGGCGGGCCGCCATTGTCGCCGATGCCTCTGGGCTCATCAACGCTCGGCATCTGGGCCGATTGCGGCACCACCAGATCATCCCGCTTCACCTTCACCGGACCGCCAACGGGCAGCAGTTCCGCCCGCGCTGTCGACCACAGTTTGATATTCGCCTCAAGCAGGCACGTCGCCACTTGCTTTGATATCGTGCCATCGGTGGAGGCGTTACCTGGGTCGGACAGCACGATTCCCAGATACTTCGGCGCCTTGTTGACGGTCTCCAGCCAATCGCTGCGGCTGCGCTCGTCGGCCTCGATACCTTCGCTCAAATGAGCAAACAGGGCCGCGCGTCCGGCCTCGCTGATATAGCCGGCTAGATTCTCGTCAAAGTCGCCCGATGGCTGCGGCTTTGCGTCTGGGCCTTTGCCGCCGATCTCCAGGTGCACGCCGCCGTCATCGGTGACGGTCAGGCTGATCTGCGAGTGATCCGTCGGGCCGGAGTTCGCCGGGATAACGTCAATGCGCCCCGCGGCGCGCTTCCTGCGGGGGTTGATAACGTGGACGGTTCCACCTGGCAGGCCGGTAGCTGACAATGCGGAGACTTTCGGGCCGGGATTTCAGCGGTCCGAATGCCTATAGCTAAATTCAGTGCTGCGTCGCAAATTATTCGCCAAATCTGCCTGGGGTTGAAAGAACCGCAGTTGTTTTAAAACCGGCCACTCTGCCCGCTCCGCGGCGGGACCCAGCCAGAAATACAGCGGCGGTCGAAAAAAGATGCGGTCGCCAACCGGCTCGCCGCGATGGTCCAGGCCAGATATTGTGTGCCAGCCGTAAGGGTCTTCGTGTGGCGCGGTCATTTCCTATCACCCGCATTGAACCCGATCCGTTTGGGCTCCGGGTTACGGTAGATCGGATGTCCGTCTGCGTTCAACAGCCCCGTATCTACTGGCTCGCGCGTTGCTTCCCATACCTCGCAAGATGGCCGGGAATCGACATCATGTGTGGCTGATGACCATGCGCGCGGGCGAATAACATAGGTACTCATCCCAGCATGCCCTCCACCGCCTCAAGTACCCGATCCCGCGCCCGAGACACCACGCACCGCTGAAGCACCGGCTGCAGCGCATCGCGCGCCCGTTTGATGTCCGCCGGCGCGGGGNTGTCTGCCGTGATCGCCGCGGCCAGGGCTTTCACCGAGTCCTCGCCCGGCTGTCGGCCATCCCAGCCGCACCAAGTTGCGTCGTATGCCCACTTCAAGCGGGATTCGAGCGTTGGGGGGTTGTCGTTCATACCGGCCTCGTGCCAAACAAATCAGAGTATTGCGAAGGGATGTCCAGGTAACGCATTGCCTCGCTTTTTTCCATCAAGGTTTCGTCGGTAAAGGTGAACGATCGCGGATCGTCAAACCTTCTCAATACCAGAAAACAGTGATTTTCAGATCCCAAATAGCCTTGGACCAAAAACCACTGAGGTTCCGGTTTAACCTTCAGCAGTTGCGCGCTGACCGGCATCAACACGCCAGGCCGCACGATCAGCGGCGCCGCCAGCAGCCCGCCGAAAAAACCTCTACGCTTTAACATTGCCGTTCTCCCAAATCACGCATGGCCGGACACTGGTGCAGATGCCAGATCCGAAAAAAACCCTACTATCTCCGTCGGCACCTTAAGTATTTCTGTCAGGGCCACCACCACCTGCCGCGCTCGGTCATCCGTGTACCCGCACGATGGACATAGCGGGATAAACATGCCTACCGGCTTGTCGGGTTCCATGTGCGGTTCGGCTGACGGCGTGCAGATCACCAGCACGAAACTGGTGCCCTTCAATTCCGCGTGGCACACGAAACACGGATGCTCCCCCTCGGTGTGTTCGATGTGGTCACACGCGCAGCGCGCCATGTACATAAGCTGCAAGGCTGAAGCGTCGCCCTGGTTCGCCTGCTCTATCAGGCCGTCGCAATGGTGCTGCCGAACGATTCGCACGAACACAAGGCCGAAATCGACCATGTGCTTGAACTAGGCCATCGCCTGATTGTGGCTGGAATTTTGCGTCATCGCCTCACCCTCATCGTAGCGCCACGCGGGCGCGCTCCTGTTTCTAGCATCTGGCGCACCATGGGCTCGGCTGCGGCTGCCGTCGTAATTCCCGCGGCCGCCAGATCCCGCGCTATGCCGATGTGCCCCACCACACGCTCGACATCGCGCACCTCGGGGTCTAACGCGTCGAATTCCTGCATCTTGCGTTTCGAAATCAGCTGCGTCTGCCGGTAGAACCTCCGGGCCTCCGCATCCTGATATTCCGGCGCGTCTGCAGCCAGGGCGCCAGGGTTCATTCGCGGGGGCCGAAAGCGCATCAGGTCACCCGGTTCATGGCGATATCGGCTAGGTGCAGCAGGGCCGCAATGCGCACCTCCGCCGGCGCCGTGTCCGACTTCGCCACATCCAGCAGGCCGGTGACGATCGCGCTGCGCTCGCTGATCGGGCCGGGGTTGTAGATCGGGCGCATAGAATACCGCTCGAAAGGCGTGGCTTCGTCGGTGTTCATGATGTTTTTAGCTTTTGCAAGCGCATCGGCTAGGTTGGCCTTCGCGGTCGGCATATCGCCCCGGGCCTTCATGACTTCTTCCTGACGCTGGCATAGGCCGCGCGGCGTGATGTCCCGGCATCGCTCGCCCATACTCACGCCACACAGCGTGCAGTCGGTAGCCGTCACAATGTCAATCATCGCCGCGCCCTCCGCATCTGCGCCACCACCTCGGGATCAATCCAAGGATCACCCTCCGGCGCCCATATCGCCATCGAGACCATGCGCACGCCTTCAGGGCCGCAATCCACCGCAGGGGCCGGGCGACGCCACCACAGCAGCCCGCGGAACAGGCGGCGCATCAGCGGTGCATCTTCCATGTCATCCCCCTCACATTGCGTATGGCACGCCAGGTGTTGGCCTGAAGCGCATCTGTTCCTCGATCATTGCGTCATGCTCGACCTTGCGCAGCACCACGCCGCGCGTCCGAATCCACGATAGCGCCAGGGCCACAGTGTCCGTCAGATCATCATGCGCAACTTTCGGGAAATTCGCTACTTCGTTGATGACTTCTTCGGCCCACTCTGTATCCGGCGCCCAGATCATCCCATGCTCAAACACTTCAATCTTGGTGACTGGATCAATGCGGCTGTCACCAGAGAACATATGAGATACAGAATTCAGCCTGGAGACCTTATCGCCTCGGGGAGGCACGAGGATCGTTTGGAACGGGGCTGTCACGTAGAGCCGCTGGATCTCATCATAGACATCCCGGCCGCGGGTCTTGTGTTCGATCAGCAGATAGTCCGCCTTCACCCGCACGCACTCGTCATGCACGCGCTTGACCAGTGAAGCCAACGGCATGCGGTCCTTCCAGGCGGCGCGCAGCATAAGCTGGGGGTCTCCGTTCCCGTTTGGGAACGCGCCCCAGGCGGTCATCGCGTTGTAATCCGCCGACTCCTTTTCCTCCAGCGCCGTGTCCAAAGCGACAACCACGGTGCCGAAATCCGGGAAGGTGGTGGTGCTCCAGGTCTGCCACCAGTCGCGGTTGACGATCGCGCCGCCGCGCGTGGTCGGACTTTGCTGGTATTGGCCTGCATAGGCATAGGGGCCTTTGATCTGCCGTTGTTCGTCCACTGCCTCCGGTGAGAACCTGGCCGCCCACATCAGCTTGCCCTCGGCCTGCGCCATCGGTGAGCCTGGCCGGAGTTGTTGCCTGCCCTTCTCGTCAAAGTAGAGCCCAAGCAGTTCATAGCCATCCGCATCAAGCCCTCGCGGATCGTGCCACACGTCAACGGGTTCCCCGTCGTCATCCCGCGCCAGAACCACGGGCGCGCGGCGGAGCGGGTCAAACTCCATCGGGATCATCATCCAGACGTACCCGGTGCCATACTTGGCCAAGGTCCCGGTGCAATCTTCCTCGTGCGTCCGCTGCTGGATCGAGATAACCGCATCCACTTCCAAGTTGTTCAGCCGGTCGGGCATGACCTCGCGCACCCACCTGTTCGTTCCGTCGCGAATATCCTTTGACTCGACTTCGTTGGGATCATTGGCGTCATCGATCAGCACCCTGTTGCCGCGCTGGCCGGTGGTGGTGCCTCCGATCGATGTCGCGATTTTCCAGCCGGTAGAGGCATTTTCGACTTTGCCGACACCCTCCTTGATGACGTGCACATGGGGCCAGCACTCGCGATAGGTCGGGTCCCGGAGTAGCTGCAGCAACCGGCTATTGTCGCGCTCGGTCAGCTTCGTGCTGTACGAGACCGAGATGTAGCGCATGTGAGCCAGGCGCTTCGGTCCCCACTCCCAGGCGACGAAAAACACATTGAGCAGCAGGGATTTCATTGAGCCAGGCGGCACATTGAGCAGCACTCGGTTATTCTCGCCGGCCGTGACGGACATCAGCAGATCGCACATAGCCTCTAGCACCCATCCGGTTTGGAATTCGGCCACGGGCTCGACCGCGCGCCACATCATCCGCACGAAGGCAAGCAGATCGGACTCGGCTTCCTCTTTCATCGCTAGGATTCGCTCGCGGTGCGCTATCTCGGCCGCCACCAAATCGAGGTATCGCCGACGCGCGTCTGGCTCCAGGGCGGCGCCGTCAATCGTGGTCGTCATGCCGCCCTCGCGCAACTAATGCAAAGCTGGGCGACTGTAGAATCGCATTTGATTGCGCGCCAAGGCAAAAAAGAGCCCGCACCAGTCACCCGGCGCGGGCAGTTTGTTAGGGAGGAAACGTCCATGTGTTCCACCAGCGGGCGCAAACCCGGCTGAGAACGGCCGATCATACCCCAATGGGTCACGGTGGCGTCAACCATCGATCGCTCGCCGGCCGTCCCGTTCATCGGCTGCTGCTATGGCTTTCAGTTCCTCCAGGGTCAGGTCCGTCAGCGCGGTGATAACTCGCGTGTCCCTGCGCTCGATGATGTAGCCGTGCAGCCTGGCCACCAAATCCACACTCGCCCGAGCGGCGCCCCAGGCTCGATCTACCTGCGCACCTCGCAACACGGCCATGGCCATTTGCACCACTTCCGCCTTGGTAACGCTCGTTTTTTCGGCCACCGAGTCCAGTGCCGTTTTGGTTCGGTCTTTGATTTCCGCAGCTATGCGCGGATCAGTCAGCAGGCGAGTTGCGGTCTGTTTTGCCGCTGGCTTCGCGTAGCCGGCTCTGACAGCCGCGCGTGACGGGTGGCCATCGATCAGGAATTCCCTGATGAATGCAGCCTGTTTCCCCATGAGGGGCTTCGGTGGTGGAGGTGCTGCACGTGCGTTGGCCATGGTCTGCCCGATGTTGATTTGTCTGTTTTGATCCTTCTCATATTTTGATTGATCGCACAAAAAAACCGGCGCCGTTGGTGCGGGCCGGTTTTCCTGGGGCTCCTCTGTCAATTGGTGGCTAGGCGAATACCCTGGGATGCTTTGTCCGGAGTTTGGGTTCGTGCCTGGGGTGCCTGCCGGTGCGGGTTGGGGGTTCGGTGAAATCTCCTATCAGGCGGGCATACAGCCACAGGGCGACGGGCTTGGGGACTGAGACTTTGCCATTGGTCCAATAGGTGCTGGAGGGGCGGGAATATCCGCACCACCTGGCCACGTCGGTGGGAGTCCAGCGGAGGGTATCGCAAGCTGCTTTGAAGGCGGTGGGGCTCATGGGAATGCTCCGGTGGGAGGTAGGAGGAAATAGGCGAGGATATAACCCATGATGGTCAGACAGATCGAACCGCAGAGCAGATCGACGGCATAGACCGCGGCCAGGCGTGCGATGCGGTGCAGGCGGTGGCGTCTCATGGTCTAAGCCTCCCAATTGGAATTGAACCATTGGCCTGTGGGGCGCTGGCGCATGTAGGGCGGGATGAAGGGGCCGAATTGCCGGGCTCGCGCGATCTCCCGACGGATCTCTGCGGCTTGATTCTGCCAATGAGCCGGGCATGCCTCGCGATCGTGTTGAACCATCCGGCTCGCATCCATGGCTTGCACCCAGGATGCGGCGCTGTCGAACAGGTGTGCGTCGTCGTACCGGCGCAGGCTGTCATGCAAGCGCAGAAAGGCCATGGTGAGACGGCGCCTGAGATCACAGTGCACGCCGCGAATCCCATAGGTCTGTTCCATGGTGAGCTGATCGGGGTCGTGCTTATCCATGCGCGATTCGACGTAATCCCAACAGCAGCCGCCGAGACCGTGGCCAGTGTCCTGGTTCCAGAATTGCCGGCCGCGGTAGGGCTCGCCGCAGCAGGTGCAGTAGAGCGTCCGTATTTTGCCGTAGGTCATGGCGCGACTCCTTGGCTTGCGCGTTGTGCGCGCGCGTGCGTGCGCTGTGCGCGATCGTGCGCACGCTGCCAGTAGCCCCACAGATCGGTGCCGACGACATAGGGATTTTGGCGCGGCTCCTGCGGGCGGGCGGCATCCTGCCCCATTTCCTGCGCAAAGATCCGGTCGCGGGTCGTCTGAATCTGCCTAAGCCTCTGTTCGCCGGCCGGTTGCTGGCCGCGTTCGGTGGCCAAGCGGGTGGCAACAATCAGGTGCTGCAGCCCCAGGCGCACCAAGGACATTTCCAGGCCGTCTAGCTGTAGATTGTAGTTCATAGCGAGCCTCCAAAGGAAAGCGGGGGCCGGAGCCCCCGCAGTTGATGTCAGGCACCCTTGAGTTCGGCCATCTTGGCCGCAAGGGACCACAGGGCGCGATTCAGCTTCACGTCCTGATCGATTCCCTTGATTTCGCGGGTGGTGGTGGTCCGCCGGCGGTTGTTCGCGTCGCGGCCGATCGCCGAGAGCCCGCCGCGGATTGAATTTTCCTGAATCCGGTTGAACGTGGTCCACAGGTCGGGCGAGGCGTCGGTGCGGCGCCGCGGGACCAGAAAAGCATCTGCCTGGATAGGCGAGTCCACTTTGCCCTCGGTATCGCCCAGGCGAACGGTGCGGGCCCCATCCGCAAGCAGCATTTGCTCCGGCCGCGACAGGGCGACGCCAGACCAGCGTTCTGCCGCATCCAGGGCCAGGGCCGAGTCATCCAACACGGTGTAACTGCCCTCAATCACGCGATCGACGACGTTGCCCTTGTGCGGAATGTGCAGTTCGCCATGGTTGGCGAGTTGGCTGACCATGCCATTGAGGCACTCCAGCCGGAACAGCCCGGCCATCAGATGGTAGGCGCTCGTGCCATCGTGCGCGTTCACCAACACAGTCTCGCGGCTCACCTGCCCCACATAGCGATTCTGCGTGTCGCCGGTGCTGACATGGCGAAAACGAACCATGTGCTTGGTGAAATCGGCCTTGCCGGGCACGCGGCTGCGACCCTGAGCGACTTTGACGGGAACGAAGCCCTCCTTCCGCAGGCCGGCCAGCACTTCAAAGGTGGGGATGTGAGCGAACCGAGCGGACCGAGACTCATGCGGCTCAACCGCGAAAATCGACGGCGCGAACTGGCGCAATTCGTCGTCACTGAGAGGGGCCGAGCCATTGTTGACGCGAGCGGGGCGGAAATTTGCGACGCGGGACATATACATGAGAAGCCTCCAAGGGGTTTGTGGTCGGTGGCACCACGATAAACTCGGAATGTTAGCCGTTTGTCTACATAATTCTTATCCAGTGGCGAATTATTTTCTTGCATCAAAGTATGGGCGGATTTACTGATGTTTTTGCCGGGATGGTCCGGCGGAATGAGAAGGCTCAAGACGATGGCAAACAAGAGCAACTTCTTCACCACCAAGCGGTCCAACTCCGGGACCACCATCCTCAGCCTGCGCGGCGAGCAGGTCGCCTCCATCTGGAAGGACAACGGCAAGTTTGTCGTTGCCTGCGTCCGCAACACCCGCGCAGTTCTCCACATTTGCCGAAGCTGATCGGTTTGCCTGGCTGAATTTCGCCTAACCCCGGCCGAGCCTCACCGCCCGGCCATTTACCCCCGAAGGAACCGCAACCATGACCTACACAATCCGCCCCTACGCCGATAAATTCGTCATCAGCAACCAAGCCGGCATCCTGCAACGCTATGGCGGG